GGCTCGCTAGGTTCAGGATCGGATTCTGATTCGACCTCTAGTGGGGCGGGTTTTTCAACCGGCTGCTCAGCGCGTTGGAATCCTTGCTTTATTGCTGGTTTTTCTGGTTGAGCGATTTCTTTCTTGAACTCAAACCATTCAGCGCGACCGGACTGACCGTTTTTGATTGAGTTAAAAATGCCCATCAAATCGGTTAGCTCATTAACATCAATTGTATCAACTTCATGCTCAAGACGCTTTTCGATCATCTCTTGAGTTACGCCATATTTTGAGAACTCGGTCAGCATCGTGCGAACACGGTCTGCTATTGGTTTGTCGTTGTTACCAGTCATTGTCTTGCGACACTCTTCAACCGCAGCTTCTACGAACTCTGGCGGCAGGATGGCAAGCAATCGAGCGCGTAAACGACGAGCGCCCATATTCGCTGTTAGCTCGTAAATGTCGCGCGTGTCGGTTAGTTGCTGCATCTTGCCGTAAGCCTTGCGCTCATGCTTGACCTTGAATTTTTGACTAGATACAACGTTGGTCTCCAAGTCCCAAGCAAAGGCCTCCATTTCTGACTCTCCATTGACATTCGACAATTCGCGAATACCGTATTCAAGGTTTCCATACAGTCGAGCGATCTCCTCCGCAAGGCGAATAGATGGGCCAGAAACTTGCTCTTTACCACGAGGGAATGCGTAAACAGCATGTTGCGCCAGCGTTGGTCGCTTGCATGAGTTCATTAGCTTTTGGTATGCTGCGTTTTCATCGCGTGGAAATTGCTTTGCAAGCAGAAGTTTACCTTGAGCTTCTGTGATTGCGCGAGACTGTTCAATGGCTACTGCGCCGTGATTCAAATGCTGATTGCTAACTGTTGGTGCATTACGTGTGAAATCGTTCATTTATTTACTCCTCATTGAAAGTTAAAAAATAATACCGCGACCAGCGCGGTATTAATGTTAAGTTGATCACAATTATACGTTAAACATCCAGGATTCAACCTCTAGGTCTTTCAGGATTTCGCCCTGAGCATAATCGATTACGACTCCAGCGTCCTTGCACTCGGCCCACAGCGTAAACGCTTTTTCTAGTTGCGCCATGCCGATATCAATCATATCTTGCGTCATTTCAAACATGGTGCAAACGTATGGCGCTTTTTTTGACTGACCAAGGATGTAAATTTTTGGAAACGTGCCGGTTCGCTGCTCAGCAACTAGAGCGTTGAATACTTCTTTCATAAAATAGCCATTGCGTGCTGATGCGCGAACAAGATCTGACGGTTTTGCACTTGCCGCTGTCTTATAATTAACAATCTCATTGCGCACCATAATATCGGGGCGAGCCTTAACTTTTACTTTACGGCCGAACAATTCGCACTCACCGACAATTGAACTTTCGCACAGCCCCTCTAACACATATCCAGAATAATTAGGATATTGCATCAACTGCTTACGCATTGCTTTTGCCATATCGTACTGTGCAAATGGTAACATTGTGCGATCTTGATTTGCTTCTTCCATCTTGCGGATTTCATTTTTTTCAATGATTGAATCAGGCTCAGCCTTTAGCAACATATCCCACAACTCTTGACCTGATTTTGAAGAATAACCAGCAATACCAAGCTCTTTAAGTCGAGATTTTACCGCAGCATCACTAGTTAGCGTATTTTCGTCTGGTTCAAATCCTCTATAGTACAAATCATCGAATGTTGCCATTTCCAGCACTTCACTATGAACTGCCGATCCGGTGATCATGGATTGCGTTTCTTTTTTCTCGCCGTAGACGTACTCAGCAGGGCATGAGTCGATATAAGCCCATAATTCAGAGCCAGACAAATAATCCGCGTATTTCTCGCCGTGGTATTCTGATTCTGGTAGCTCTTGAGCGGTTAGGTGTTTTAGTTCCATTTTATTTCTCCAGCAAAGTCAAATTGCACTCAAGCACAGCATTAACGCCAACTGCGCCAGCGCGGTTTAGGTATTCAGTGCGAATGTCAGTCTCAAGGACTTGGTTGTTTTCGTCTGCGATTGCCGTTGCTTCAATCAGCAGGCGGTGGATTTGTAGTTGGATCTCACTTATTCGGTTCACTGTATTTCTCCATATAATCAATAAACGCTCGCTTGGCATTATCTGCCCCTAGTGCGATACAGACTACAGCGCCTAACTGTTTCTGTCTGTGAAGTAGATCGCATTGCTCACAAAAATGACGCTTCCTTTCTGTGCTACTTATCGACTTAGCCAAATTCTCGCGCTTCATTTCGAGGAAAAACGGCGGAATTTTATTTGTGCCAGTGAAAATCCAGTCGGCTAATCGTGGCTTAACTCCCATGTTAGCCATTTTCGCAGCGTGCGTGTACTGACCGCCTGTTTTGCTTGTAGCTGACCATTCGTTAGGGTAATGAAAGCAAAGTGGCTCAAGGTGCGTATAGTTGCAAATTACCCACTGATTAAAAGTCGCCAACTCTGGATCTTCTCGTTTACACTCGCCACGCAACTTAACATCGCCATAAATAGGCACGCCGAGGCTGTCGGCGTGATCTAGGCAGTCTTTAATCGTTAATTTCATTCAAACTCCTTTCTGGCTAGGATGTCAAAATTCTTATCGTTAACTCGATGGCTAACGCGAACTGGCGTTCGCACATGCTCTGAGTACTGCAAGGCTTTCCGATTGTCACGACACGACTTTAGTGCCTTTGCTGCTATTTTATCTGACACATGAGCATCAACAAATGAACACCATTGACCAACACGCCATCTTTCTGTTCGCAGCTTGCTTAGGTCAAATATCTCACGCGCCGTCTTGCCATTCTGCAAATGGTATAGCGCTATTAACTTGTCGGCGGATTTTGTTAAGCCGAATGTGAAGTTTGTTACGGTGATTAGGTCGTTTTTTGTGTAGTGCTGTCCGTTCAAGTTTTCGCTAGGATCGTCAAGCCACTCATTACAGCATCTGCAAACCTTTACCTTTTTACTGTTCTTGGCGCCACAGCCTTTTGACAGCAATACGCCATTTTGTGCGCGACGATCAACGCATAGTATAAAGTTGAAAAACCAATCGCAGCGACTTCCGTCTTTTAAGCGACCAATACAGCGACTTGCTGCCATACTATTTTCCGCATCACACTGTGGACATATTTGTGTTTCTCGCTTGTTTGCCTTGTCCTCTTTCGCCCTGCACTCGTCTAGAATTGCGTTGTCGTACATGTCCATCATTTCGTCTAAAGTGCCTGAGTAATCCAAAACTAAATGGTCTTTCTTGGTTAATCCTCTTTCTTCGTGCGCAGGTTTTAATAATCGCATACCACGCCCGAGCAACTGAACTAGCAAAGTAAGCGAGCCAATACGGCGCATAATTACGCTGGTATCAATCACAGGGCAGTCAAAACCTGTCGTTAGGCAACCTATTTGAAGTAGATACTTCGCCTCTCCTGACTCGATACGCGCAATCTCAGCGTCATTGACCTTCTTTGCTTGCCCGGAGTGAACTATTGCTGACTTACCTTCCGGCAAGTGTTTGGCGATTTCTTTTAAGTGCTTAACGCCAGAGCCTGTAATCATCACAGCATTGCGATCTTTTGTCAGCCTTACTACCTCGTCACAAATGCGTTGCAGTTTTGGTTTATCCGCAAGCATATCACGCTCCATTCTCGCCATTTCTGCTGCTGAATAGTCAGACGTGCCGTTTTCTGACTTTACGCCATACTTAGACAGATCGTAATCAAGCGACTTATCGTGACCTACTTCTGCGCCGTAAATCGTTGGCACAAGAAAGCCCATTCCAACCAGCGTTGCGGTGTCGATTGAATAAAGGCACTCTTTCCAAACATCTCCGATTATTGACATTGTTCCACGGTAAGGGGAACCGCTACCGCCCAATAGCACGACTGGATGTCCGTGTTTTTTTAGGCATTTTTCATTTAAGTGAGATACTATTCGCATGTACTGGCTTTCTGGCTCATCCACCGGCAACTGATGATTTTCATCCAGCCAGATAGCTTTTGGTGAGTATTCATCCCACGCTCCAGACTCAATCGCTCTTATTGCAGTGGCCTCATTGCTTACAATAACCCCTTTATCCTTGTAGTGCATTGACTTGCTGTAAGCAGCAGAATATATGCTGTTTTTAATGCGCATATCCCAAAACGTTTCTGAGTTCTGCTCAACAAGTTTTAGGTCACGAGCAAGACACAGAACGGGCCAGCCCATTTCTACGAATCGATGACATACTGACCCCATGATTGCTGTTTTCCCGCTACCAACTGACGCCTCAATAAATGCGCCAGTTAGTTTCTTTTGTGTTTTCCATAACCTTGGCAACGATCGAATATAGCTAGCAACCGCCTCGTAAGCCTCTGACTGGTACGGGCGTAGTTCGTATGAGCCGTATTTGTAATCAGTCATCATCACCTCCATTCTCATCAATCCACTCTTGCGCCTCTTGCGCATAAAAAAATGGCCCAGCTTTTACTTCGCCGTTGTCATCAGTTACCATAAACATCTCTAACATTGTTGGTGTTACATTCATAAAAAAGCCCTCGCGTTTTGGTTATTTTCGCAAGGGTAGTTGTTATAATCAAAATGGTTGTGCCTATTAATTAACGCGCATAATCTCATCTCTATCTATCAATGAAACAGCTTGCTTGATAGGTGAGTTAGGATCGAAGATAAACACCACGCTGCCTTTATTGTTTCCGCTAACTGGCTTACCTGTTTCTTCGTTGATGAACGCAATTCGCCCGCTAATGAAATGACACTCAGTGCAGTTTTCAAAGGCAAGCTTGAACCACTTAACGGACGTGTCGGCAGGTAGAAGCATGACAAATACTTTGCACGTCTCATAACTCAATCTGACGCACTCTGATACCCATGGATATATGTCGCTATAAGGCGGATTGCACCATACGCCACCAACATCGGCAAAGCAACCATCCTCTGCGCTTGCGCCTAATGCGCCGCCTTGTCCATTTTCATCTGGAGCGGAAAAGTAATGATCACATAGGTGATTGGTATAGCTTGCTGCAAAATCACATGAGAAGTTAAACCGCCGATCATAATAATCAAACAACGCTTTAGGTGTTCGCCACAAGTCACGAATCGACTCTGGCGTTTTGCTGTCGTGGTAGCCTTTAGTCATCACCAAACTCCATCTTATTATCCAAATCAAGTGCATCGAAAATCAAATCCATAATGTGACCGATTAAATACGCCATGTGCTCGTTGCCTGTTTCTTCTTGAACCACCATCCCAGTGCACTCAAAGATAAAATCAGCGGCGTGAAAGGCCTCGTGCGCTGCCGATGCGACATTAATTGCGCCAGTGTCAGTTTTATCAAGATAAATCCAAATGGTATCGCCTTGACTCGGCCACCATGTATAACCGTTCGCATTGGACACATCCTCACCACATGCTTTTGTCATGGTTTCTTCGTGAAAGCAAAAACGTAGCCATGTTTTATAGATGCGCAGGTCGTGCTTATGGATTAAGCCTTTCATATTAACCATCCATATTCACGCAAAGAACAACTGCTGTTGGATACTTCGCCTTAATAACTCGCTCAGCAGCGCGAAAACTTGGTTGTTCAGTGTAATGGTTAACAATTTTCCCGTTTTCCATTGTTGTTACTTTGAATTTGAAAATCCGCATTTTGAAATCCTTGTTTATGGTTGATAACCAATTAAACCACTTTCTGGCAAACTCGTTTGTGACAAAGTTCACATAAAAAGAAACCCGCACTAGGCGGGTTGGTTTATTGCATTTGCTTCCAAAAATACTCAACATCCCAATCTTCGGCCCAGTTAGAAATAACGCCTAGATCGCAAAATCGTTCCATCTTTGATGCGCAATCATAATCGCTCAACACGCATCGAGTTGGGTTGTTTCCGTTCATTACCATGCAGACCGAGCCGCCAGCGTATGAGATGTGATTAACCAAGTCGAACGCGGTTGTTTGTGTTGGTGCTATGTATTTGATGATTTGTGTCATAGCACACCAACCGGTTCATGCTTATCTTTGCTAACTTTTCGGCGTCGAACACATGTCACACTGCCTTGGATCTTCTTAGAAGTCTGATTGAATCGCTTAGCGATTTCCCAGATTTTACCTTGGCCTGTGTATGAATCGCTGTTGCTGCCTGTGAATTGTTCCATGTTATTCTCCTTTAAAACTCAAATCCAACCGATAGTGTTACCGCGCTACCGAGTAATAAAACCGTTGGCTTGATGCCGTTAAAATCATAGCTTACATATGGCGCTGCAAATGGCGTTACACCAGCTGCTGCTGGAAAATATTCATCGTAGCCAGTTACGCCACCAGCGATAAAACCGTAATGCAAGTTATCTTTCTGCCAGTCACATTTCTTGGCAACAAGCACAGATAAATCGCCAAATGAATTTTTGTAACCACCAGCAAGATAATCATCATAAGCGAGAATAATGCCTGGATTGCGCTCGTTGTAATGATGATGCTTGCCATCTTCCCAATAACCGCGGCCATCGATGTGGTAGCTCAGTGCGGTGAAGTAGAGTTCTAACATGATTCACCTCGTGCCTTAGATAGAAGCCTATCTATTTGTCGATGCCTTGCAATTCCAAGGCCTCCCTCAATTTGAAGCTGCACAAGCATCTCATACATCTCTGGCGCTGCTGCGATTAGGTTTGCATTTGCTTTACAATCTGTATTGTCATCAGAATCACCAACAAACGCAACGTATTGATTTTCAGCAAAAATTGAAAAACCATTGCACTGTGGGCGCTTGTCATGCGCGCTCCATTTCCCTTTTGTAAATTTCACTTCACTCATCTCAATATCTCCTTAGTTTCGATGAATCAACTATAACCACTCACTCATCGCATTGATGTTAAGTGCGTCACAGTTTTAGTTTTCCGTATTTAACCTCTCGCGTGTAAATACAAACCGCGTCGAACCGTTTCGGGTAATTCTTAAACCAGTCGTGCAGCGTGCGCTCTGGCACTTCTGAAATCTTGATAACTTGAGCTAGGCTTCTACAACCTAGCTCTTTTGCGCGTTGTGATGGGGTCATTCAGTCAACCATCCTTACTGTTTTTTCTGTTTTGTTGTGGTCGTACATTTCATTTTTGTGGCGACTAGAAACACTAACAGCTGTCATTATTGCTTGTGACTTGTTTATGCCAAGCGCGCTGCATCTTGTTGGAGCTCTGTCTTTCCAGAAAATTCTCATCATGTATCTATTCATTTAAATCTCCTCAAATGTTTTCTTGCTAATGCCTTTCGGATTCAATAAATAAAATCTCCAAGCCGATTGATAATTACCAGATCGCTTTTCAGACCTGATAAAAGCTATTCTTGCATTTCTGCATCCATTAACCGGATAACCGTTAAAGCTTCCTTTGCACGCATCGCACATAATAACCACCTTTAAGGTGGGGCTTATAGCCCCATACTCTCTTGAATTAATTCGATTTCAGCTTTTGCAATCATCTCAAATTGATTTGGGTATTGTTTGTTCATTTGCTTAACTACGTCAGTCATAGAAAGAAAAGAGTATTTAGTCATTGCTTCTTTGATTGCTTTTTTGAACTGTGCTTTAGTGAAGTTTTTCATGATATTTCCTTAGTTCGTTATCTCGTTGGTATGAGTAAATAATACTGCGACATTCGCAGAATATCAAGCACAAAAAAGCCAGCTTTTACACTGGCGTTCTGTTTTGTGAGATTTATCACAGTTTCAAATCTTCAATAACCATTTTGAAACTCATTCCGCACGGTCGTAGCCTGGCTTCGTATCTAGCTTGGTAAAACTCATCGCTGTTAACGAATTCTCCCGTGTCGTCATTGAGCGCAACAATACCCATGCCAATATGCCACCAGTGCCAGTTTCCTGCCGGGATGTTCATGCAGTTAAAAACACTTGTTGGGAACTCTGGGATATTGTCGATCATCCACTCAATCACTTCTTTCTTTGTCATTTACTTTCTCCCTCTCATCCATATACTCAAACGGTTTCCACAGCCGACGATTTACCGTGTTGTTTTTAGCGTTGAACATCAGTTGCTCGAATTTCAAGCTATCCGCTTCCTGCACATCATCAATGCTAGCGCAGATAATCACCGGCGCTTCATCAAAGTCCTTGGCAACATCCCATATATTCGCAACGTCATAACAGCAATGCACCATTCTTTGCGTAAATACCGCAGCGTGTGCGGCCACAAGCGGCGAAACTGCTATATATGAGCGTTTGCCTATGGTTGTGCCGAAAGTGCTGTATACGCCATCTGAGAATGATTCTAGGCCGTTCAATGTTGTTATGTTTCCGTTAATATCAATCACGGCGAAATCAAATGGCTTGCCTTTTGTTAGTAGCGGCACAAGAGCATTGTCACCGCTGGATAAAACCTCAAGCATGGATAGACCGTTCACTCGCTGCCATGCGGATAAGTCAGCACTTGCTGTTTTCTTGATTTGCTCGTATTTATTCATCAGAAATCCACCCAGTTGCCAGCCACTAAACGCTGAAATCCTAACTGCTTAAACAACAAAGCATCCATGTTCTTTGGAATTGCCGTAGAAATCAGCCTGCCAGATGCAGTACGAACCTCATTGCATCCGTAATTCTTCAATATTCGCTTGGCTGTCATGATTTGTCCGCGATTTGGATTCTGAACACCTGATAGCTTGGCGAATGCTGTGGCCGTACCTCGGAATTCATGCTTCTTGCTTCCCAAATCAATCATGGTCATAAGCATTTCTTCGATCGGATCTGACGCTAAAAACATCTCGTTGGATTTATCGCGTTTCTCTGCATCTTCGCCGGTTATGTACCACGGTCGGCTATCAACTCCGACTTGATCTAACTCATGATGTACTTGCGCCCAAAACTGCTGCACATCAAAGTTTTCAATTGACTCAATGGATTGTACTGGCAAGCACCAGAATCGACGGTTTCCGGTTGAGTCATGCAAAAACTGCTCATCATTGACCGAAGCAAACATAGTAGTACGGCGGAAAAGCGTGGTATCAACACGGTCATAAGGACGGCGGATCTTGTCTTTCTTCATAGTGATGAACGCTTTAAGTGCGCTAATTTCTGATTTCTTAAACGTGCTGTCCAGCTCACCAAGCTCAACAAGCCAATGGCTTGAGAATGTAAGTCGAGAATCCTTGCTCGTTAAATCAAGCTCAAACCCGTCAATTGCAAGGTTGTCGAATTCCTTCGGTATCAAGCTCTTAAACCAGCGCGTTTTACCCAACCCTTGATTACCCTGAAATACTAGCACACCCTCATACTCTAGTTCATGATGCTTTGTGCCGTTGTAAAGCATTCCGATGGCGCACATGAACCATTTGCGCATGTAGATGTTGCGAACTTCTTCATACATTGGTGTGGTCTTAATGGATTCAATCATGGTTGAGATTCGGTCTTTACCATCCCATTCAACCGATTTTACCCACTCAAGCACCGGGTTATATGAGTTCTCATCAGCGATCACTTTGATGTGACCCACGACATCTCCCTTTGGTATCCCGTTGTTAATGCAAAGAGAAATAATCTCCTGTATCGCGCAGTTGGTTGCGTTGTCTTTCGTGTATCGCTTGCCTGGAATTGAGATCTCATCGTCATGCGTGATCAAGTTGTATCTGCACGTAATTCCGTAGCGCTTGAGCATGTATCGAACGTTGTCGATAGAGCCGTTTAGCGCGATTTTTTTTGTTGCGGTCGTTTGTTTTTTTGGGAACTCTGCCGGATCGATTTCACTCGTGATTGGCAAGGTATCCATCGTTATTGGCTTTAGCTGAACTGCGTTACTCACATTTAAACCCCTGTGTATTCTGGTTCTCCGCGCAATGTTGCATCAAGTCTAAATGCAAACCACGCGCAGGTTTCATCGTATCCATTCTGGCAGAAATAATCGTTCCAGTCTGTGCCGTACTTCTCAGTTCCGTAAAATAAAACTTGAATTGGTTTGATATACTTGGCTGAGTCAGCGGCAGCTATCGCCTTTTCTTCACCGACATTAGTCGGCACGCCGTTTATTTCTGTTGCGTGGTCATTGTCTGCGCAGATAAAGATCTGACTGTCTGGATATTTTATCGCGCAATACTTAGCCGCGCTCTCAAGGTTGTTTGCATTCCAGCAAATAACCGTGATGCAGTTACTTACTTCGTGGATTGTGCATCCTGTCGCGTAACCTTCGCAGATAAAAACGCGCTTATCGTTTTGCGCTAGTTCATCAAGCGTCAGGAATGTTCCAGTTACCTTTCCGTCGGTAAGAAACATCTTTTTCCCGTTCGGGTAGATTTGCTGGATGCTGGCTAAGCGGCCGTCATGGTTAAGCATAGGAACAATCAGTGCTCCGGTTGACTCATTTACGCGAGACATGAATGGATTGATTTTTTTGGATTTCACATACTGGTGAGCCGATCTGCATCCGATGCTGTCTTTTGACTCGCTCCATATGTCATAAGCTCTGAGCGCAGCATTAACTCGGCTAACTCGCTGCTCTTCGATACGCGCAACTTTTGCCTTGTGCGCATCTTCTGCAATTTGCTTTCTGCGCGCCTTTTTCTCTGCGTTGGTCAGGTTGTCTTCTGACTCTGCGAACCACGTAATGGTTTCACCAGTCTTCCACGATCCAAACGTGCAGCTAGGCTTTAAGTCGTCACGGAAGATGAGCCAGCCATTTAGCGATCCTTTTTTGTCACCCTTTACGGTGTATCGCTCGATATCGCCCGTGCCTTTGATTTTTTCTGGTTTGAATATTCCCAGCCCGTACTCATCGGCGAACTGTAAGAATTCATTGAAGAAGCGCATTTGAACCCCTCGTGTGCGGAATTAAGAGAGGCTAGACTCGCGACCTTTCGGCTTGCTCTGCAATTTTCTCGCGTTGTGTCTTGCTGTGATCGAACTATAAAACAGCTGTTTTTTATTTGCAAGTGACGAACTCAATGAATAGTTGGTCATTCTCTGTCATTGCTAAGTGTATGTTTTTAAACAATTATTTCAATATCAATGACCAACTATTTTCTTTGTCATTGGAGTTGGTCATTGGTTAAGTTCATGATTTGTATGACGAAATTGCCTATCTATGACTAACTATACATAATATGTGTAAAATATATTTATATATGGGTTTTTACGCACGCGATTTTAGACTCTAGGGGTTTATGCGTCATTTGGTCACTTTGTCATTTTTCTATAAAAATCAATAACATGACCAATGACAAACTATTTAAAAGTTGGTCATTCCTTTATAAATCAATAACTTATGATTTTTTGCGTTTAGTCTCGTTGATGCCGTCTCACTTTTGCGCAATAATGAGCACATAACTAATTCAGTCAGTTGGCATAACTATTTGACGACTGAGGTAAAAAATATGAGTGACGGATTAATGGTTGAGCCAGACAAAATTGATCGGATTGAAAGAACACTGGTTGGCGTAGAGAAAGCCGTTGTAGAGCTGGCAACAATCCAGAAAGAGGCAGCAAAACGCGAGGAACGCAATCAGGCTGAGTCTGCAAAGCGTGAAGAGCGACTTTACAAGCGAATGGATCGCGTTGAGGAGCAAGTCAGGATTAATACAAACCTGCTATGGAAATTCACCGGGGCAATAACTGCTATTGTGACGATAATCACAGTTGCCACATCCGTTTATGGAATTATTCAACCGTGATTTGTGATACAATGAGCCAAAACAGGAGAGGTGTTTATGGCTGGTGAAAAGAACTCAAAGTACAAGCCAGAGTATGATGAATTGGCGTACAACTACGCATTGCTTGGGGCTACAGATAAACAGTTAGGCGAATTTTTCGATGTCAGTGAAGTCACGATTAACGCATGGAAAAAGGATCATCCGTCATTTCTTAAGTCCCTAAAAAAAGGAAAGTCAATTGCTGACTCTCAAGTTGCTAACGCATTGTTTCATCGTGCACTTGGTTATTCGCATCCAGAGACTAAAATTGCAACGAATGAAGGTCGCATCACTGACTCTCAAGAGTTTATGAAGCATTATGCACCAGATCCAACGGCGGCAATTTTCTGGCTGAAAAACCGTCAGCCTGCTTTGTGGCGTGACAAGACCGAACAGGTTGTTACTCTTAACGACGATTTCGATAGCCTTCTGGATGATGCGGTGAGCGATGACGAAGAGTGAGGAAGTCGAACTCGCGCTGCATTACATCTACAAATTTAAACAGCGCGATTTAACACTGGATGAGTTCAAAAAGGCGGTAAGGCTAAAATTCTTCCGCCTTTGCGCGTTTTATTACATCAAGGACAAGGACGGTAACAAGGTTCGATTCTCGCCTAATATCGCGCAGATTGAGTATTACAAGAATTCTCATCAGAACGACATCATTCTAAAAGCGCGTCAGCTTGGCTTTACAACATTTAAAATGCTGCATGATCTTGACTCGTGCCTGTTCAAGAAAAACTTCTCTGCCGGTTGCATTGCTCATAGCGATAAAGATTCAAAGGATATTTACCGAAACAAAATCCGATTTGCTTATCGCAATATCAAGCCGTCAATAATTCAGATGTTGGCTAAGATTGGCTATCAGTTCCCAGTACCAATAAACGACAAAGACAACGCCTACGTGTTTAGCAATGGTTCATCTATCGGTGTATCAACTGGCTACCGTGGCGGCACGCTTCAAAGCCTGCACATTTCAGAGTTCGGGAAGATTTGCGCCAAGTACCCTGAAAAAGCAAAAGAGATTGTGACCGGTGCGTTTAACGCCATCGGTAAGAACTCAACCAAGACAATCGAATCCACTGCTGAGGGCAAGCAAGGTTATTTCTTTGAGTATTGCGACGAAGCACAAAAGCGAGAATTGGCTGGCAAAAAACCTGCATCGCTTGAATTTAAGTTTCACTTCTTCCCGTGGTGGAAAGATCCTCAATACACGATTGACGAAGATGTGGTTATTCCGCAACGCCTGGTTGATTACTTCGACAAGCTTGAGGTGAAAGACGGCGTAACGCTCACGGATGGACAAAAGAAATGGTACACGCTTATCGAGCGCAATCAGGGCGATGATATGAAGCGCGAGTATCCTTCTACGCCGAAAGAGGCATTCGAGCAAGCGATTGAAGGTGCATATTACGCTGAGCAATTCAAAGCTATCTATCGCGATGGACGCATTAATGATTGTGGTTCGTGGGATAACGAAGGTGCGGTTAACACTGCTTGGGATATTGGTATTGGTGACTCGACGGCGATCTGGTTTTATCGTCGCGTTGGCAAAGAACTGCACATTCTGCACTACTACGAGAACAGTGGAGAATCACTTGGCCATTACATCAAGTACGTGCATGATATTTATGCTCGCAATGGCTGGACTCGCGGTCGCCACTTTGGCCCGCATGACATTAACAACCGTGAATTTGCATCTGCTGGTAAAACAAGAAAAGAGTTGGCGATGGAAGGTGTAGAATATATGGGTCAAAAATATCAGCTTAACTTTGAGATCGCACCTAAGCTTGGCATTAATGACGGAATCGAGATTGCGCGCCAATGCTTGAAGGATTGCGTATTCGATGAAAAAGGAACCGAGCAAGGCGTTAAATGTTTGGAAAACTATCGCAAGGAATGGAATGATAAGTTAGGATGCTGGCGTGACAATCCGCTTCATGACTGGTCTTCACATGGAGCTGATGCGTTTCGTTATTTAGCTGTAGTTGAGTCTGGCACTCGTACTGCCATCCACCGCCCGAAAACCAGTTACGGGTATTAAAAGAAACCCTCCTAGTGGAGGGTTTTTGTTATTTAACTTTAAGCAAGTTATCTCTGCACTCTTGGAGTTGACCAATTACAGCGTCTATTGACTTGACATTGTCAAAGGTAATTGCAACTAGCTCACCTTGAAATGGCTTGCATGGGTTTTCGTCAGTGTAAACCTCTCGCTTGAACGGTTCAACAAAATCTGATCTGTGAAACATTAAGCCAACACTATCAGGCCAAACCAATGTGTTAACTCCAGTTAGTCCGTCGCCCATTGATACTGTCTTTGCTTTGTAGGCAGTTTCACCTTCTCCATAGATTACATCTTGAATATAGTAATTTTCATTGTTCAATTTTAATCTCCTTTATGTTCATCAAACAAACTTAATCCTACCGCAAAACAGTGCTAGAATACGTGAAACACCTCACAGATTAGGGTTAAATATGGGATTTAGTACAGTTACGCACGTAGAGCATGAGCTTTACAAGTGCCAGTGGGAATTAAACAAGGACGCAAGTCACGACCTTGTCAAGCAACAAAAGACCAAGTATTTGCCGATGAATGACTTGCCACCGTCTGCGCTTACAACTCCTGAAAACGTGCAAATGAATGAGTTCATCAAGCACAAGTACAACACGCAAATTTGGCCGATGAGTATTTTTTACAACTTCACTCGCCCGACCATTGGCGCGTGGGTTGG